CCCTTGTCAGGCTACCTCTGCGCTGTCACAGAGATTTCTTTGTGACCACTCACGAGCGCTCCCATTAAGGGGGCGGAAAGAAAAACGTAATGTCTTCCTCTCCATCTCCCTTTTCGGGAACTCCGTTCATTGGTGTGCACCGCATTGCTTTCCTTCGCAGGGACGTTCGTCGATACACACCCTTCCGTCGTGACTTGGAACTATTGCCCGTGGGTCGCTCTGAGGTCATAAACCTCAACGCTTCCCACCTTGTTATCGGGGCCTTTCGCCCTGGTATCTTCGGTTTTCGGGGTAGTTTCACTTCTCTAGAGCGCTTAGCGCGTAGTCTGCAAATCGCAGACAAAGCACTTCGCCTCGTACGGATTTCGTACTTTAATTGGTACTACTTCCGTGAGATTAGGAAAGCCAGCCTTTCAACTGGCCTCAGGGACATAGTCGCGGATCGATTTCGCGCTATGTACGCTAAGAATTTCCGTCTTCCGACGGATACTCTTCGCATCCACCCTCTTCTGGATGAGGCCCACCTTTCCAATTGGAAAGGTCGGACACCCCAGATTTGGCGGCTCCTGGTCACAATGGCTGTCCTAGGAACTAATCGCCCAACCACGGCGCAAGCCTGGGTTGAGGATGTTCTTGGGCAGGAATAGTCTCACAGTTTCAGACTGCAAGGCTGTGAGTAGTCTCATTTAATCTAGTGCGTCACTTTGGAGGTGTCTCTTTGTACCTGAGCCAAACAAATGGCCCAGGCTACTGCCGTTTGGTTGGTAGTCTGGGTCGCTTAACGCGTCCCTTTCCTACTGATCAATGGGTTCCTTCATACGGAGGCGATTATGGTTTTGATGGAGATTTTCCATTTAGCCAGAACCCCGTCCTGGTGTCCGATCCCATTGCTCTGCCTGATATATTGGGCTTGGCGCCCATATCTGGCCAGCATACGGCCGAACCTGATTTATTCAAGTTCGAAAAACCCTCCCAAGGTGGAGTATGGAGTGGCGAGACCGATTGGCGACGTTACGGGACTTTCTTAGATGTTGTGAATAAAATCACTAATCATCCGAGTAATCTCTCGTCACCTCGTGAAAACGAGGTTAGCCATAGGTCTTTTGCTGGAACCGTCGTTGACATCGATGTTCCCCTATTTGACTACCACACTGGTAGCCAACAGGGCATTTGGTACTCTTTTGTACCGAAATTCGATGTTCTCGATGGATCTCCATACCGGGAATTCTCGGCCTCTGGTTTCAATGACGATGGTTTTCTGACCTTCGATTGGCGAAGCCAAACCGTAGATCCTCCTGGTGTCAATGCGGTCCCCACCACTGATTACTGGGTCCACGTACATAATGTAGTGGACCAGATAGCTATAAAAGGCTATCTTGCAGCAATCCATGACTATGGGGATTGGCCCAGTGACACGAGTCAGCCAGATTTTTCTTGGCTGTTCGTTGTCCGGGACGTCACCAATTTGTCTTCTAAGCGAAGCAATTGGTGGCATTTTGATTTGGAGTACGAGTACTCAATGAAGCGTGTTGAGGGCGCGAACTGGTGGTTAACCAGATATCGCGTTCACAAAGACTTTTATTGCTGGTTCGCTCCCGTCTATGGGGCTAATAACCCCTTTGACTGGAACTCTATCAGCGACGATGTCTTCCAAGTTGAAGATCATTCGACTTGTGAAGTCCTCGAGTGCAACATCTTCTTTGATGGACATTCTTATTCACGGTATCCGACGGACGAGGTCTCCCCTAGTGTCGTTATCGACACATCGGTTCCTCCTGCCGTCCCTACCTATAAAGTAAGACCGTTCGCGTACCCGATCCAGTCGTCAGTTGGAGAACGCTCTCGCTTCTATAATTTTCTATCGAACAATTATAGGAACCGAGACCCTTTGAATTACGTTCGTGCCGTTAGTAAACTGCTAGCGGTTGCTGAACGTGATTTTAGGGCTGCGTCCTTCTATTCTTCCTCGGATGCTCTGCATAAGATGACTGATGTTCTTCAATCGAACAACATCGAAAATCTTACGCAACTTTCAGGAATTTTAGGACTCCTTCCAGACTTTCCAAAGATAGCTCGCGTTGTAGCTAAAGCAGCTCAACGTGATCCTGCGGCCGTCGGCGAGGTCCTCGACATCTTTGCAGATGCTTGGCTCGCTTTCAGATTCTCGCAGGCTCCTACAGCTAAAGATGTCAATGAATTGACACACACAGCTGTAAAAGCTGAGTTGGAAAGTATCATCCTTCGGACTGATCAGACATCTTATGGCGAATTCCGCTACGACTTCAAACAAGAAGACGTTGCTGATTACCTTAAGCTGCCAGGCCGACTTTCTATTGTGACGCGGTCGAAAATCAGGGTTCATACTGATATGACGACTCTGCTAACGAGCTACCTAACTGCGAATAGCATTGGCATGATGCCTACGCTATCCCGCCTTTGGGCTATAGTCCCGTTTAGCTTTGTAGTGGATTGGTTTGCGGGGATAGGTAATAGGTTGAAGTCGATCGATGATCAACTTCTTTGGATGGCGATGGGCACCGATTGGTGTCTTCACTCATTCAAATTGTCCTATTATCCTACGGATGATGAGCTTTTGGCTTATGGCCTTCGTTCGTTGTCCGAAGATCCATTACATCTTGTTCATTACTCGCGAGAATTCTCACGTCTAATGCCAAGACTTGCTGACTCTAGGTTTGATTACCAGAGTCCTACTCACGGTCCTAATCCCATAACCGTGGGAGCACTAGTTTGGCAGTTCCTTTAATAACTGCTGCTCTGTCAAACTTAATCGAATGACAGTTCTATCTTGCCCTATATCCAGTTGTGGATATATATTACGGATCTCGAAAGGAGACCATAATGACCACAGTTGTAGTGTACGACAACATTCCGTCGTCGTCACCCGCAGACGTCGCCCTTTACTTCTTGGACCAGACAAAACTGGCCTTCCAGAAGCAAACGGTGTCACAGGATGGCTTGACCACCACGGCATACTATAAGTATGCCTATGGTGACCCGGCCTCAAATACCCGTGTCATCGTCACTCGACGTGAAGACTCTTCTCAGGGTCTTATCCATTGTACGGTGCGTTTGGAAACCAAACAATCCGTCACCGTGGATTCCGTCGAGACAGAATCACTGCCGGCTGCTGTTACCATTGGTATCAGCATGCCTGGCGCCATGGAAGATACGGCTAAAGCTTTGACCCTTCTCGGGTCAGGCTTCTCCCTCTTCTTTGACGGGGTTACCACTAAGGTACCCAACGCCGGAATCATCGGAAAGATGAATTTCGGCGTCATCAGTGACCTGTATTAAGGGTCCATGTCATATCGAGGTGCTATTTTGCACCTCAGCGTTCACGGTCTTCGTATTTCTACTGAAGACGTGATTTTTCCTCCTGAATTTGGATATGGCGATAACGAAGATTTTCTCAAATACTTCGTCTTGTCATATACCAAGTTTCTCTGTGACAGCCCTCTGAAAGAGCGCTGTGGTGAAAAGCCCGCCCACTTGTTTGCATCCTTCTTTCGAAGATTGCAACAAGAGCGTTTGGACATCATCATTAAGCGCTTTTCCGGGTGGTCCCATGAAATACTCAGTAATGAGTACTCCACGGGCGGTGACTCTTCAACAAGAGTATACCACGAATTCATGAAGGACACTCCAATTTTTAAGGAGTATCTTGAATGGATTCGCACCGGACAACCTGAACTTTTGAAATTCGTTCTTAGTTTCCTCCTTTACGGGAAGAAACTTGAGTACGAGGATCCTGAGTTCAATGCCACCGCATTTCGCGGTTGGCTTGAGGTTGAAGAGAACCTGCGTACGCTGCGCTTAACTACGAACGATGTTAGCTCATTATGTAACATCATTCGCGAGTTATTACCTCCACTTCAAGTTGACCATCTCTTGCCCAAATTCGGGCCGGGGAAGGTTGCAGAACGTGGAGTGAGGCATGTCTACGATAAACTTCACAATTTACGTGGACACCCTCGATTGGCGTACGCCTTCGGGCGCCAGCGACCTGGTCGCGGGCGTGACGAAGGTTTCCCCAGCCGTGAGGCTGTAGATACACGGAAAGTTTCGGGAAGGGACTCAGCCCGCCAAAAGTTTGTCCCTAAGGACATAACTAAAAGCCGGACTATTTCCATGGAACCAAACACCTTCATGTACTTCCAACAGGAGGTCATGAGGTGGATGGTTAGCTCCATGGAGAGCGGATTGATTGCAAGGTTTGTCAATCTTCGCGATCAATCCCTGAGTCAGATGGCTGCCGTGCACGGAAGTCTTTACTTCAGCACCGACACCATTGACCTCTCCTCTGCTTCTGATAGCGTTAGCGTTGATTTGGTACGTCAGGTTTTTCCTCCTGACTACCTCTTCTACATGATGGCCACTCGCAGCTCAAAAGTTGAGCTATGGGATGGATCATCAATCACGTCCGTGAATAAATTTGCACCTATGGGTTCGGCAATTTGTTTTCCGACCCAATGCATAATTTTTACGGCTGTGTGCCTATACGCTGCCATTGCAGTTTGTTCCCAGGAGGACACTGGAGTAAGAGTCGTTTCACGAGCAGAGATCCGTAAGTTCATTCGGACTCGGCTTTGGAAACGACGCTCCCCCAATTCTCCCTTCACATGGAAGTTGGAACCTCCAGTGGTTTATGGTGATGACATAGCGGTGGACTCACGTACCACCGACTGTGTCATCTCCACCTTGTCCCGTCTTGGCTTTACGGTGAATCGATCTAAGTCATTTACCGGATCTCAATCATTTCGCGAAAGTTGCGGGGTGTTTGCGTTTGAAGGCCATGATGTTACTCCTGTGATGTTCAGACTCCCCTTCTTTAAAAGAGGGGCGTTTGACGCCTCAGTTTACGCGTCCTTTATCGGACAGATAAACTGGCTGGGTGATAATTCTTATCATCACTCAGCGGCTTTTCACTTAGCAACACTTAGGGAGTATGGGTTTCGCAATCCCATACCCTTCGTGACGCAGAGAGAGGAGTTTGGTATATATACAACGAATAAACATCGTTATGTATATAGCGCTCATATTCGATGGAATGCCGATTGGCAGGTCACCGAAGAGCGCGTCCAGGGGATTGAGTCGAGACCGCCTCCAAAGGTGGAGCTCGATTCATCTTCCGAAGAAATTGAGCTGGCTTATCTTGACAAAGATGGCCAGTTATGTACTCGGAAGGTGATTCAACCTAGAAAGCTTGAGCTCTATAGGCTGGACCAATGGTGGAGAAGTAGGGTGTGCGAGGAAGTGACCTGGGAAAATAACCAGGCTTCGCATATCCGGCCTCAAGAAACGAGGCTCGCGCCCAGATGGGCACGGCGCGGATAGCAAACTTAAGTTCGGGGAATTGAGATCGACGTTGTATAACGCAGATCGCAGGAACGAC